CAGCTTTTATGATGATTTTCCTGACAATGTACCTGTCCCAGGGAAGCCATACATTACATGCTATATGGGAGACTTCTGTGTTCGGAAGCCTCTTGTGAGAAACAGCATAGCAATTCTGTTGGAACCACGTTCAATTGAGCCTAAGGGTTATGAGTTCATAGAAAATAACCCTACATTCTTTAAGCATATTTGGACCTATGACAGCAAGCTCCTAAAGCTTCCACAGGCGCATTTCCTTCTGTGGGCTTCTCTCTGGTGTACAGCAGATGTACCAAAAACGAAAGGCATTTCAATGGTATCTTCAGATAAGCGCTGCTGTGCACTCCATGAAGCACGTATTGAACTGGCTCAGTATTTTGATAAAGGTGATAAGGTTGATTGCTTTGGAACCTTCCGAGGGAATAAGTCAGAATACATTGATGCTTATGACGCTCATGCAGAATACAAATTTGCCATAGCCATTGAGAATTATATTGATGACTTCTGGTATACGGAGAAAATCCTGAACTGCTTCTCAACCAAAACAGTACCAATATACTACGGAGCGCGTAAGATCGGAGAGCACTTCAACGCAGAGGGAATTATACAGGTTGATGACTGGCATAAGATTCCGGAGCTTGTTGAGAATCTTGATATTGATGCTGAGTATGAAAAGAGACGAGAAGCTATAGAGGAAAACTTTGAGAAGTGTAAGCCCTGGGGCGATAAATGGCAGACAAGGTTTTTCAGGGATTATGGATACATATTGGAGGAGATGATGGATGATTTATATAGTAATGCATGATGATTGTAAATATCCACACCTTGAAGGTTATAAGCCAATGAAGGTTGGAAGGGTGTTCAGCGGATCCTTGGACAATATCAATGACCTGAATCCATATCTGAATGAAACAACAGCGCTTTATTCTCTTTGGAAACATTGTACAGATGATATCGTGGGCCTTGTGCATTACCGGAGATTCTTTGTTAAGGATGGTACATTCCTAAAGTATGAAGATGCTCAGGAGTTGCTACAGTATTATGACATTATCGTTACCCGTGATCATTATCCGCTTCAAACGACTCCATATTATAACCTTGTGAATGATGCTGATCTGGAGCTTGTGGATAAATACCTTGCTATGTGTCCTCCGGAAGTTCTTCCATGGTTTTATTCTCCGAACAGCTTTAATGTTTGCAATATGTTTGTAGCCAGAAGGGAAATAATCAATGAATATTGTGAATGGTTATTCCCTATGATACTTCCTATGGCACAGCGCTTTATTCGTGAGGACGTTTCTGATGATAAGCATCGAAACAGGGCTTTAGGTTATCTAGTGGAGCGTTTATTTGGTTATTGGTGCAAGGACCTTAACCGCTATGGTATGGAAATGAGGTATGTATGGGACATAAAGTGAAATTATCAATAATAATTCCCTGCTATAATGCAGAGCCCTATATTGAGCACCTTATTCAGAGATTGAAGCCTCAGATAACTGATGAGGTGGAAGTTATTGTGGTGGATGATGGCTCAAAATTCCCTTACTTACCACCTTACGAAAATATTAAGGTAATCCGCAAGGAAAACGGTGGAGTATCATCAGCGCGTAATGTTGGAATTGATAACTGTACCGGAGAATATATCTCATTTATTGATGCGGATGATCTTGTAGCAGAGGACTTTGTTTCTCAAATCTTCAGTAAGATACCGTTTGACTACTTGGAAATGAGTTGGAAATCCCTTCCTGGTGGAGAGCAGTATGTCATGAAGCTTAACTCTGTGAATGATAGCCTAATAAATCCTTCTGCATGTACCAGAGTATTCAACAGGGCAGTTATTGGAGATGTCAGATTCAATGAGCTAAAGGATTCAGCAGAGGATGAGGATTTTACCAGGCATTTGGAGCTCTGGAAATACAAAAAAGACGTAATAACCGATTTCATGTATTTTTATCGCACCGGAAGGAAAGACAGCGGATCACAGAAGTTTGTTCGTGGAGAATGCAAGACTAAACGCATACTGTATTACTATCATCACATTACACCGGATATGACATGGCTAATTGATGAGGCAAAAGAAGAGGACAAGATCAATGAAGTTATTATTATGACTTATCTGAATGAGCTTCCGGAGCTTGCTAAGTATGCTCAGATAAAACAGCCCTCTCTTATACGTGCCTCTGAATTAAGGGGTGAGGAGTTCGGCGGATTCTTACAGATACCACAAAAAAGGTCCTCAGATATTGAGACACAGGTGCTCATATATACCAATCTGGTGGAGAAGGTAGGTGGAATAACTACATGGATTTATAACTTTTGCAGGAACATGAGCAAGTATTATGACATCACAGTCCTTATGGGTGATCAGTTTGATCAGGAACAAGCTTCACGCCTCAGGAGGTTTGTTCAGGTAATCAAGAACAATGATAACCTTAAAATCTTCTGTGATACCGTTATCATCCAGCGCATAACAGATCAGATACCGGATAACATAATCTTTAAGAAGTCAATTCAGGTGGTGCACGCATGTAGCCAATTTGGGTGGAAGGTCCCACAAGACAGAGATCATATTATCAATGTTTCTCAATATGCTAAGGATACCTGGAAGGGTCAGTGCAAAGATTCTGAGGTTATCCATAATCTGATGTGGGCAGACGATTCAGAAGCATTGATTTTAGTATCAGCAACAAGGATAGGAGCTGCTGATAAAGGACAGAATGATTACCGGATGAGAAAACTAGCCATGAAGCTTGAGGAGAGTAAACGCCCTTATATATGGTTCAATTTCTCAAACATAGGACTTTCATCCATGCCGGAGCACTTCATCAATATGCCTCCTGAGGTGGACATAGTCGCATACATCAAAAAGGCAGATTATCTGGTGCAGCTTTCGGATCCGGTGGAAGCATTTGGATATTCATGCATGGAAGCTCTTAGCTCCGGAGTCCCAATCATTACAACAGATCAGCCAGCACTTAAAGAGCTAGGATATATTGATGGAGTTCATGGGCATACTGTTCCGGATGATATGGACTTTGATATCGACATCCTTTGGAATATTCCTGAAGTTATATACATATACGATAACAGAGAAGCTATTGATAAGTGGCGTTCAGTCCTTGGAGATACTGTCCCAACACATTCATACATCTATGATGATTCTATTGTCTCAGTTAGGGTCATTAAGAAATACAGGGATATGGAACTGGATAAGTATCTTTCGTGTGGTGAAGTGGTAGAAATGAAGAGGGACCGCGCGAAATATGTACAGAGCGTGGGGTATGTAGAAGTATTGGAGGGGTGAAACAATGAATAAACAGGCTTATGATTTTCTTAATTCTGCAAGAGTATTGCATTGGAGATGGTTAAGGCTTAAGGCTAAACATGATGAGCTGGAGAGTTGCCTGCTGCCTGCTGGAATCCGTTATGATAAGGACAAGGTACAGACATCACCTGAGGATACTATCAGTAAGATAATAGCTGAGATCAATGAACTTGAGCATAAGATGAATGAGGTACAGGTTGCAAAACATCAGCGCATTGAAGAGATAGACAAGGCCCTACATGAGATACCATCTGATGAAGCACGTACAGCTCTTACAATGAGATTCATTAACCGTATCCCGGTAAGTGAGATAGCTCTTCAGATGGGATATGCAGAGCCGACCATATACAAGTTTATGAACCAGGGAGCTGATCATATCCTTCAGAACAAAAGAGTATAAGAAATATAAAACAGTCTGTGAGATAATATATGTGGGTCAAGTGCCCAAGAACATAGTCTGAGACCTATGTTCCCCTCATCAGATGCAACAGGAGCCATGGTTTATACCGTGGCTTTTGTTGTTGAGATGATCCCCCAAGAAGCCATACTTGATCTACCTTTTTTAAGCCGGGGGGTGTCTGTTGTACATCCCCCTCACACAAACAGCCATGCCATGTTAAGACCTACCCTACCATGTCATGACCTACCCAGGTGATTATGAGTACTAACCCACGTTATGCTAACGGTAACTACAGACGGAAATGCCGAGCCAGATTCCGAGCCATGAATGCTCCTTGTGAAATCTGTAAGGGAAAGCTTGGAGAGATTCATTATGATGAACCTTCAGATGCCCAGCACCCTCTGTCCTTTGTGATAGATGAGGTGCTTCCGGTCTCAAGGTGGAAAGAATTTGGTTACGATTCAGCTAAAGATGTTTGCTTAGATTGGAACAACCTTCAAGCTTCACATTATTGTTGTAATGCCGCTAAGTCCAATAAAATTTTAGCACCGGGGGACCTTCCAAAAACCCGGGGGATGATAATTCCTGACGGCGATTGGTGACAGATCAAGCCTGAGGGGTGGGGAGTGATCCCTCTCACGCTTAACGGCGAGACCCCGGCGTCCATCGCCGATTTACACACAAGGGAATTTTAGGATGACCAGATTAGAGAAATTAAAGGAATTAGAGGCAACGCTATATACGGCAATACAGGAGGCAGACGATAAGAGTCTTGCGTCCATAGCTAAGCAGTATAGGGAGACTATACGCGAGATAGATGAGATTGAGGGAACAGATGGTAATGAAGACGAGATTGCAGAGCTCCTCACCATGCGAGAGACTGATGGGAAGCCAGGAGCCGTCCGTTAGGATAGCACCTGAATATCTCAGATCGGATGGAATGGATGCTGCAAAGTTATTAAGGTTTGGAAATATGGTCCTTGATCCATGGCAGAGTGATATTCTGGATGACTGGATGGCAATCACGCCGAGTGGAAAATGGGCATGTAAGACTTGTGGCGGATCAGTGCCACGACAGAACGGAAAGACAGGACTTGTAGCCGGAAGAGCTGAGGCTGGAATGGTTTTATACAATGAGCAGGTCCTTTATACAGCACATCTTCAGAAGACAGCTACAGAGACATTTGAAGAGATGGCAAACTTCTTTGATACTCCAAAGCTCAGGAAGTATCTAAAGAATATAAAGACAGCTCTTGGAAGAGAACAGATAATCTTAGTATCTGGTGCAAGGGTTAAATTTCTTGCCAGAACAAGGAATGGTGGAAGAGGACAGCATGGAGACCTGCTGATTTTTGACGAGGCTCAGGAGCTGGATGATGATGCTCAGGCTTCATTTATTCCGGCAATATCTGCAAGCCTCAATCCTCAGACCATTTATGTTGGCACACCTCCGGATCCGAACATTACAGGTGATGTTTTCCGAAGGATAAGAGATAAAGCCATTGCAGGAGAAACTAAGGCTGTATCATGGTTTGAGTTTTCTGTAAAAGATATTGGAGATGTATTTAATCAACAGCGCTGGGCGGATACTAACCCGGCTCTTGGAAGACGTATCTTGCTATCAACCATAGAAGGTGAATGTGAGCAGATGGATCCTGATACGTTTGCCAGAGAGAGACTAGGATGGTGGAATCCGGTGGTAACAGAACGGCTTGATTATGCAATAAAAGACAAAGTTTGGGATGCTTGTGTGTCTGAGGATCCTAAGCCAGAAGGTAAAACGGCTTATGGAGTGAAGTTTTCAGCAGATGGTTCAGAGGTTAGTTTGTGCGGAGCTGTTATTGATAAGGACGGAATAGCCAGGATATCACTTATTGATAAAAGGTCCACAGGAGAAGGAACTCAATGGCTTGCTGATTGGCTTAATGAAAGATACAAGAAAGCATCCTGTGTTGTTATTGATGGACGTAACGGTGTTGATGTTCTGGTGGAAAAAATAAAGGATACATGGAAGTATAAAGGATCCATTATCAGACCATCATCAAAGGATGTTATAGCAGCTGTATCCATGATAATGAATGGGTTAAGCGAGAAAACAATTACATGGTATTCCAAGCAGATTGTTTTGCGTGAGAGTGCCATAACAGCAATAAAAAGACCAATCGGCGGAGGTTGGGGATTTGGTGGAGACGATTCCACACCTATTGAAGCTTGTGCATTGGCATTATGGGGTGCCAAGACTTCCAAAAGGGATCCTAACCGACAGATGAAGATCGGATAAGAGGAAAAGAACAATGATAGCACTTAATCTTAATGCAAAGAATATTATAGGCTTTGATATGAACGAAGCTGGAAAGCTTAATAAGCTTGTGGATATCTTTAACTATCATCAGCTCAAGAATTGCATAAAGAATAAGTATTATGAGGGTAATATCTCACTTAATGATGTTAATCTTGGAATTGCTCTTCCTGAGGGTATGAGCAAATTGGAGATCGGATGCGCATGGGGTGCAAAGACGGTTGATGTACTAGCAGCCTTATCCATGTTTGATGGTTTTGTAAGTGAGAATGGTGAAGACTCAGAGCTTCTGGACAGAATAGCTGCTGATAATGATCTGATAGCAGAATATCAGAAAGCTTGTAGGGATGAGCTTAAGTATGGATGCACATTTGCTACACTTTCAGGTGATGCTGCAATAGGATGTAAGATCCGTTTCCATTCTCCAATGACTGCTGCTGGAATGTGGGATGGAGAAAAAGGACGTATATCCTGTGGACTTGCCATAATCGACACAGTACAAGATGAAATAGATAGGTCAAAATGGTATCCGTCACTCATAAATTACTACACGGATGATAGCGTATGGGTGCTTAGAGCATCAGACAGAACCATCTGGCGTGCTTCCAGGCTTCCGCATAAGATGGGCAGACCGCTTATAGAGGCGCTTATCTGGAATGCAACATCTGATAAGCCTTTTGGACGTTCAAGAATCAAAGAGCCTATCAGAAGATTGATAGATGGCTATGTAAGGACTATAGCAAATGCAACAATTGGATTGGAGTTCTCCACAGCTCCACAGAAATACCTTTTAGGTGTTACTGATGATCAGTATGACACAATTGTTAATCAGAAATTCAGGCAGTATATCGGAAACATACTTGCTGGAACATCTAACCCGGAGACAGGAGAAAAGCCTACCTTTGGACAGCTTCAGCAAGGCACTATATCTCCTCATGTTGAGATGATCAGAGTACTTGCTACACAGTTCAGCGCTGCAACAGGATTAACTGTGACAGATACCGGAGTAGTAAGTGAGGCTAATCCAACAAGTGCTGATGCAGTTCTGGCACAGTCTAAGACATTGGTAGCAATGGCAGAACAGCTCAATACTGTGAATGGAAATGCGCTTCATACTATTGCACTCATGGCCCAGGCAATTGTTAATAATGTGAGCCTCACAGACCTTGATGATACAGAGAAACAAGTAATAGCGCACTTTAAGAATCCCGCAATGCCAAGCATAGCAGCTACAACAGATGCAGCTATGAAGATTGCAACAGCTAGACCAGCATTTGCAGATACAGATACATTCTTGGAAATGATTGGATTTGACCAGGCTGATATCCGGAGAATAAAGGCTCAGGAGTCAAGAGGCAGGGGATTGAATACGCTGGTTGATTTAGGAGTTGAATAATGAATATTTCCAAGCGTATTTGGAAAAACTATATTGATGGGCTGTCTAAGGTAAGTGATACAGCCAAACAATTGATACTCAAGTATCTGGAAATGCATTCCATTGATACATTTGAGGAACGTGAAGCCTTTATTGAGTATTGTTATGGAGTTTCTACCAAATACGGAGAAGCTGCTGCCGAATTTGCCTGTCAGATGTATGATGCTGAATCAGAATATGAGGGCGTGTTAGTGGATCCGGCAGAACCGGCAGAGCCCGCAACCATGGAAGAGGTAGCCAAGGCAGTTAATGGAACTCTAAAGTATATCCTGGCTGCTGAGGTGACTGCTTCTGCTGTAGGTCGTTTGGTAAAGATGGCAGGACAGGATACAACTCTTAAGAATGCAATCCGTGATAAAGCATATTACGCATGGATTCCAATGGGTGATACCTGCCCATTCTGCTTAAGTATTGCAGCGGAAGGATGGCAAAGGGCAACAGCTCAGGCACTTGCTGGAGGACATGCAGAACACATCCATGGAAATTGTGATTGTTCTTATGCTACGAAACATGAAACGGAAACATCCTACAAGGCGTATGATCCGAGCCAGTATTCCAAGATATACGACAACGCTGAGGGTGATACTGAGGAAGAAAAAATAAACTATATGCGGAGACAGGCTTATAAAACCAATAAAGACCGCATAAACGAACAAAAACGAATAGCATATGAGAAACGTAAGGAGCTTGAGAGCTCCACGGAATCAGTTAATTAAAGCATCTTGACGAAGGTGCTTTTTTTATACACAAAACTGGCAACTCGTGCCTTAAACGAGGGAACACTTACTCATTATGGAGGATTTTTTATGTCAGAAACTGTGAATCAGGAAAACAAGGCAACTACTAACGAAGAGGTGAAGACTTTCACACAGCAGGAATTGGATGCAATCGTAGCAGATCGCTTGAAGAGAGAGCGTTCCAAGTATGAAGGGTTTGAAGACTATAAAGCAAAGGCCCTGAAGCTAGATGAGATTGAGGAAGCCAATAAGAGCGAACTGGACAAAGCACACGAGCGTGTTACCACGTTGGAGGCTGAATTGAAGGCTTTGAAAAGGTCTGAAGAGATCCGCCTTATTCGTGAAAAGGTTGCAAAAGAAATGAGCATCCCCGCTGCATCAATGTCACTTATTACAGGTGAGACGGAGGAAGCTTGTCAGGAACAGGCTAAAGCTATTTTGAGCATAGCAGTTCCAAACAGTTACCCACAGGTTCCGGACGGTGGAGAGCTGCAAAATATGTCAAAAGGGTCTGCCCGCGACCTGTTTAAGGAATGGGGCAACCAGGTTATCAATTGAAGGAGGACAATAAAATGTCAGGAATAAACACAAATAGAACAAACATTTCTCTTCCTACAGCCGTATCTTCTGAGATCCTTCAGAAGACTCAGGAAGAGTCAGCAGTTATGAGACTTGCAAGACAGATTTCACTTCCTGGAAATGGTCTTACCATTCCGGTTATCACATCTGATCCGGCAGCAGCATGGGTAGATGAGACTGATGAGAAACCTGTAGGCAATCCTGGTCTTGGAACAAAGGTTATGAGAGGTTATAAGCTTGCTGTTATCGAGCCCTTCTCAAATCAGTTTAAGAGAGATTATGGTGCTCTTTATGATGCACTTATTGCAAGACTTCCCAGAATCCTTGCTGAGAAGTTTGATAATACAGTATTTGGTGGAACCAATGCACCCGGTTCTGATTTCGATACATTTGCAAGCGTAACAGCTCAGAGCCTTGCTTCTGATGCTTATGCTGGACTTGTTGCAGCTGATACAGACATTGCTATCCATGGTGGTATCGCAAATGGTTATGCAATCTCTCCTCAGATGAAGGGCGTACTTCTTTCAGCTGTTGATCAGAACAAGAGACCTTTGTTCATCAATAGCGTTTCTGAAGGTGCTATCCCTCAGATTCTTGGAAATCCTTCTTATCTCACCAAGGGCGCTTTTGTAAATGGTTCTCCTGCTACTATCGGTTTTGTAGGTGACTGGACAAAGGCTATGTATGGTGTTGTTGAAGGTGTTGATATTACTATCTCTACTGATGCAACTCTTACACTTGCTGATAACAGCACAATCAACCTCTTCCAGAGAAACATGTTTGCTGTAAGAGCAGAAATTGAGATCGGTTTCCGCGCTGATACTTCTGTATTCAATAAGCTTACAGCTACTGCTGTTCCTTCTGTTTAATGGTTACTTTTATCAATCCATTTACAGGCACGGAGACTATGGTGGCGGATGATCGTAAGGATGAATACCTGGGAGCTGGCTATACGCTGGCTCCTGGTTACATCGTACAGGAACCAATTGAAGAGCCTGTGAAAGAAGCAAAGCCAGTAGAGAAAGCTGAACCCGTCAAAAAGACAGTACGCACCAAAAAGAAATGAGGTGGTGAAGATGGCATACGCAACATATTCAGATGTTCAAAATCGTATGAATCGAACGATGTCAACAGATGAACAGGCTATATGTACCACCTTACTTGATGATGCTGCCGTAATAATTGACGCATATAATGCTGATGCAAAAGCAGATTCCAAGAAGGTTGTTTCATGCCGGATGGTAATCCGTGCTCTTGGAGATGGTGAGCCTTCAGGCATTCCTATGGGTGCCACACAGGGCTCAATGAGTGGACTGGGGTATTCTCAGAGCTGGACCATGTCAAATGGTAGTACCGGAGAATTATACCTGGCGAAACTTGAGAAAAAGCTTCTTGGAGTAGGTGACAAGATAGGATCATATTCACCTATAGAGGAATTAGTACCAGAGGAGGCATGAGATGAAAGGATCCACAGTAAAGCTCATTAAGAAAACTCAGAGTGGTACAGATCCCTTTGGAAATCCTATATATACCGAGGAGCAAATTAGTGTTGATGATGTCCTTATTGGATCCCCAACAGCGGATGATGTGACCAATACCATAAGTCTTTATGGAAAGAAGGTTGAATATGTCCTGGGAATTCCAAAGGGCGATACTAATACATGGGTTGATGCTGAGATAGAGTTCTGGGGAATGAGATTCAGAACAATTGGATATCCTACAACCGGAGAACAAGCCAACATACCGCTTAGGTGGGGACAAAATGTGAAGGTGGAGAAATATGGGTAACTTCAAGTTTGAACTTAATCAAAGTGGAGTAAGAGAGCTGCTTCAGAGTTCTGAGATGATGGCTATATGTGAGCAGTATGCAAATAACGCTCTTGCATCTCTTGGAGACGGCTACGAAGTAAGCACTTATGTTGGAAAAACCCGTGTTAATGCGAGTATTATTGCTGCTACCTACAAAGCAAAAAAAGAAAACTCTGAGACGAATAGCATATTAAAGGCGGTGGGCGGATGATCGAAGTTGTTATTTACAATTATTTGAAAACTGCATTTAGCAGCGAGGAAGTTTCTGTATATATGGAACGACCTGCTACACCTGAATCAAGCTATGTACTCATAGAGAAAACAGGTGGCGGTGAAGAAAACCATATCCAGACAGCTACTTTAGCAATTCAATCAATCAGTACATCCTTATACAATGCAGCAGCACTCAATGAAAAGGTAAAAGAGTTCATGAGGGCTGCTGTTTCTTTGGATGAAGTCGCAAAGATCCAACTAAACAGCGACTACAATTTTACAGATTCCGATTCAAAAACATACCGATATCAAGCTGTTTTTGATATCAAACATTATCAATAGGAGGGTAAACAAATGGCTGAAAATAATGTAGCTCATGTTACAGCGGGCAAGCCGAAGGTTGGCGGTGCTATTTATCGCGCACCTCTTGGAACAACACTTCCTACAGATGCAAGCACTACGTTAGATGCTGCATATAAGAATCTTGGTTTTGTATCTGAGGATGGTGTTACAAACTCTAACTCGCCTGAGAGTGATGAGATCAAAGCTTGGGGCGGTGATACTGTTCTGTCACTCCAGACAGCAAAGCCGGATACCTTCAAGTATACACTTATTGAAGCACTGAATCCTGAAGTACTTAAGTACGTTTATGGAGATGACAATGTAAGCGGTACTCTTCAGACAGGTATCACAATTACTGCTAATTCCAATGATCAGAAATCTGGAATTATCGTAATTGATATGGTCCTTAACTCAGGCACTCTTAAGAGAATTGTTATTCCTGAGGGTAAAGTGTCAGAAGTTGGCGATATCGTTTACCAGGATGGTGGAGCAGTTGGTTATGAAACCACGCTTACAGCACTTCCGGACTCTTCAGGTAATACTCATTATGAGTATCTTCTTAGCACCGGAATTTCATCGTAATTTTAGGAGGGGAACATGGTCAAAGGCAAAACAGTGGATGGTTTTAAATTTTCGATTGAGGAAGAAGTATTAAAGGATTTTATGTTCCTTAAGGCCCTCAATCAGGCTCAGAGCAATGAGATGTCAGAAGCTCTGGACGGAACTATTAAAATAGTTTCCTGCATCTTTAACAATGATGATAAAGAGCGGGAGTTTTATGAGTTTTTAAAAGCTAAGCACAATGGACGAGTTCCGGTGCAAGTACTTTCTGAGAATGTCAGAAGTATAATCCTGAAATTACAGGAGAATGAAGAAACAAAAAAATCTTAATCCTTTCAACCATGATGGCAACTGACAGAGATGCACTTGAATGTGATCTGGCAGAAACCTATGGGATTTTTGACCTTGAAGCATTGCCAGTAGTTAAGATAGCAACACTGGCAATGGGGTTGAAAGGTGACTCAAGGATAATTAAGAAAATGACAGGTCAGACAGTAGACAGCAATACAATTTTACTTGCTGGAATCCTTGACCGTTTGTCATTCCTTGCATGGACAAAAACAAAAGATGCACAGACAGGGCGCAACCGTCCGGAGTCTGTATTAAATAAGCTATTGAATGGGAATAAGAAACCGGAACGCGACTTTGAGGTATATAGTTCCGGAGAAGAACTTCTGGAGCGCCTAAATCAATTGCGGAAAGGATAGACTATGCCTGAGTTAGGAAAAGCGTATGTGCAGATAGTTCCATCAGCGGAAGGAATTAGTGGTTCAATTGAGAGCACATTAGCTCCTGAAGCAAAATCAGCAGGTTCCAAAATAGGTACTTCTTTAAGTGGAGGTATTGGAACAGCTATTAAGGGTGCATCTGCATTAGTTGTAGGTGCTACCGCTGCTGTAACTGGTGCTGTGGTAAAAGGTACATCTGATCTGGCTTCTTATGGTGACAATATTGATAAGATGTCCCAAAAGATGGGTATATCTGCTAAAGGATACCAGGAATGGGAAGCAGTAATGCAGCACTCTGGTACATCCATGGAAACAATGAAATCCTCCATGAAGACTCTAGCAAATGCGGTTGAAAAGGGTAATGATTCTTTTGAGCGCATAGGCTTATCCATGGAAGATATAAAAGGGATGTCCAATGAAGAGATTTTCAATGCAACAATCAAAGGACTCCAGCAGGTAGACAATGAAACAGAGAGAACATATCTAGCAGGTCAGCTTCTTGGAAAGGGTGCCACAGAACTTGGAGCACTTCTTAACACATCGGCAGAAGATACTCAGGCCATGAAAGACAGAGTGCATGAGTTAGGTGGTGTTATGTCTGACGAAGCTGTTAAGAATGCAGCAGCATTCCAAGACAACTTACAGGATCTTCAGACAGCTTTTCAGGGTGTCGGTCGTGGTATATTTGCAGAACTGCTTCCTGGAATGAATCAGATCATGGGCGGATTCACTTCTCTTATTGCTGGTGAGAAGGGTGCATCAGATGCTATAGCAAATGGTTTTAGCACACTATTCTCATCACTCAGTAAGGTTACAGGGGATATTGTAAAAACCATATCAGAAATGCTTCCGGGACTTATAGAAGGTTTTACTAAGATCCTTCCACAAGTAATATCTATGGCTACTGAGCTCATAATATCTCTTGGAAAAGCTTTAGTGGATGCACTTCCAATGATCATAACTGTAGTCCTTCCGGCACTTGCTAAGGCTGCTATTGAGATTGTTGTAGCACTTGGAAAAGCACTGGTTGAAGCAGCACCTCAGTTGGCTTCTGCTGGATCAAAGTTAATGAACTCATTAAAGACATCAATTAAGCCTAATGAACTTCTTAGTAAAGGTCAGGACATAATCAAGAACGTTCTTGATGGAATTACAAATGCTCTTCCCGGACTCTTGAGCTCTGGAGTACAGATTATTCTTAAGATAGCTAATGGTATTATGAATAATCTGCCTCAGCTGATAACAACTGCATATAGCATTGTAACGGAGTTTGCTGCATTTGTATTAAAGAATCTTCCGACAATATTGAAAGCAGGTTCAGAGCTCCTTTTAGGTCTGGTTAATGGAGTTATAAATAATCTTCCTAAAATCGCAGAGGCAGCAGTTAAAGGTGTGACTCAGTTTGTAACTACTATTGGAGGTATGCTTCCTGAAATACTGCAAAAAGGTATTGAAATTATTGGAGAACTTGTTGCCGGACTTATCCAGGCAATTCCAAAGATCATAGCTGCAATTCCTCAGATTATAAGTTCAATTAAAGATACTATTATGCAGGTGGATTGGTTATCACTTGGAACAAACATAATTGAAGGTATCGCAAAAGGAATAACTAATGCTGCTTCAACAATAGTCAATGCGGTTTGGGGATGTGTTAGTAATGCAATTGCCTGGGTTAAAGAAAAGCTGGGGATTCAGTCTCCATCAAAACTTATGGCAGATGTTATAGGTAAGAATATGGCTTTAGGTATCGGAGAAGGCTTTGAGGATAATATGCCTGAAGCTGATATGGCTGATACAGTTCTTGGAACAACTAAGAGCATGGAGAGCGCTTCTCAGAGTGGTTTAAACATGGCTAATACTAATCAGATTGACTATATGGCAATCTATGAAGCAGTAAAAGCCGGAGCTGAAGCAGCACATCTTGAGATTGATCTTGATGGGCGTGAATTTACAAGAACACTTAAAGGATTGGGGGTAGCAATGGCATGATTTTAGATCTTACGTATATAAGTGATAATGGCATATCATTTCCACTTGTTGCTCAATCCATGTATATAAAGACAGGATCCTTTCATCAATACACATGGAATCCTGAATCGGTTTCTTATAAGTATGGTGATCTGCTTAAGATATTCACAAAGGATGCACAGCAGTATAGTTGTACTTTGGCATTCTCAGGATCACAGATGCAAAGGGAACATGACATTGAGACGATACATGATGCCTGGGAACATGACATTATGCTTCAGAAGCCCGGTAAGCTTGTTTGGAATGAGTACTCAATAGAATGTTATTTTATTGAGTCAAAAACCTATTCCAATAGCAGTAACACCAGAACATTGAATGATGTTACTATTTATTGCCCTTATCCCTTCTGGATCAAGGAAACAAAGTATGAAATACATGCAACCGGAGCTTCCAGCATAGTAGATGGATTGGATTTTCCGTTTGACCTGCCTTGTGATCTTGGAGTTAGTGGATTTAGGAGAATCATACCTATTGAAGCATCAATACCTCTTGATTTCAGAATGGTATTTTATGGAGTTACTACTAATCCGAGCATCACAATTAACGGGCATTTATATGAGATAGACATAACAGTTCCTCAGAATACTAAGTTGACTATTTCAAGTATTGAAATGAATGATCGTGAGAAATGTGCAATACTGTCATATCCAAGTGGAGCTCAGACATCTGTATTGTATGCACGTAACAGAGACTCATATATCTTTGAACCTATCACACCGCAAAACGGTCAGGTAATTGTGTCTACATCTCAGACAATGGATTTTGACCTGTACCTCATAGAGAAGAGGAGTGAGCCTAAATGGACCTGATTTATGCTGATGTTGTAAACGGTATAATAATTGACCGTGGCATATTGAATAATTACAGTCTGGATCTTTCCTTTGGACAGGATGAGAACAACTTTGAACTCAGATGTCCTATGGAGGGAACACGTCTCCAAGAGAATCAGATTGTGTATGTATCTGGTACAGAGTATGGTGGAGTAATTGACTCAATACAGGTTGATACCTCCAATCTGATCATGATATACAGCGGGCGTACATGGCATGGAATCTTAGAGAATAAGATCCTATATCCTCTAAAAGGTCATGATTATATGTATCTTCAGGGTGAGGCTAATGAGGTCCTGGCGTATCTCTTGGAAAGAATGAATATTATTCCAGGAAATGCTAATGAACTTTATAAGCGTCCATCTAACCCTCTTATGAGCGTATCAACAGAAGACTCCGGTATTGAAATAGATATGCGTGTTACTTCTGAGAGCGGAAACTATGCTCATGGTTATACGTTCATAAGAGATATGCTTTATGCAAATGATGCAAAGCTTAAGATTGTAGATGGAGTACTGTCAGCGGTTAAGCTTATTGATTATTCCAATGATGATGATTTCCTTGCTAATACGGATCAGTTCTCAGCAAAGCGTAATTATAACTCATTGAACAGGTTACATTGTTTAGGACAGGGAAATCTTGCAAATCGATATGCAATAGATCTTTACTTGGATTCCAATGGAGGACTGCTACCTTTTTGCCGAAATAACCCTACACAGGATTCAGACTACTATACAGATATCAGCAAACTTGCTACATCTACAAATGCGGAGGACCGTGCTAATTTTGCGATAATCAACAGAGATATGATTACCGGAATGAATGAGATATCTGATATATATGATTATCCAAGTGCTCAGACAACATATCATTATGTTCTTTTGACAAGTAAGCCAGCCGATTGGGATACGGATTTGACTCCAAGAGCTGAGCTTGAAGACAAGCAATATGGATATCAGAGATACTTTAAGATGGAACGTGATGAGGATGGAAATCCTAAATACAGTGAGGTTACAAGACCTGATATTAACACTAGGTATAACTTACTATTAACTCAACCAGGTGATTGGAAAGGAAATTTCTCTGCATACTATAAGAAAACCGCTAATGGTTTTGAGAAGGTTACAAGTGTTGAAGCTTATGATCAGGTCTCCACACAGCCTAGTGATTGGTATAACGGAGGGTATGCAAATTATTATAAACTGAGTGGAAATAATTATGTAAAGGTTGAACAGATCCAAGGCAAGGTTTTGACAACATCAAAGCCTTCTAATTGGGATACTAACTGTACAGCTTATTGTTATGCTGATGGCTCACAGGTTCAGTTCATAACTCATCCGACTACATATGAGATATTTACAACAGCTCCATCTAATTGGAAAACTAATTATGGTGATTACTACCAGACAGATGGTGTAAACTTTACCCCGGTTTCCGGAATTATGAAGACTAAGAAGCATGATATTCTTACAACACAGAAACCTACAGACTGGGCAACATCATATAAAAAATATTGGTTCTGTTCTAAGAATGTTTGGAAGCATCCGACAAATAAAAAGGCTCCAAAGTGGAAAGCTAATAAGTATTACATGGATAGGACCTATTATGATGCTCCTACATTCAAGCCAAATCTGTATTATTGGAAAAATAGTCCACCAGATGAAGCTCCGGCATGGGCTGCTAACACCTTCTATACAGATGGTTATGTAGTTCCTACCTGGGGCACTTTAAATGTATATGTTAGAAGGACGATTCCAACATGGACAACTAATACTTACTATTCTCCGCAAAAATACAGGCCTCAGCTTATATGGATTTCCGGAACATATTACAAGCAGTATGAAGATCATTATGAGGCTCTTATTGAATCTGCTAAGAAAAAGATTGAAGAGTATATGTCAAAGAATGATCTTGAGATTCAGCTTGATGAGAAACGCGTTTATGACATCAATGACAGGATTGGAGCCTCTGACGAGGTAACAGGTCTATATGCTACAGAGCGCATAGTACAAAAGGTTATCAAGATAGAACGTGGAGTAGTGTCATTCAGCTACAGCACAGGTAAATAGGAGGGATTATGTCAGCTAATATTGATTATGTTACAAGTCATCAGGGACAAGCACATATTACCACTCAGAATGTGATTGATCTGCTTGCTGGCTTCAGTGGAGATGTAAGTGGAATAAAAGTATTTCCGCAGTTATATGATCATTTGGCAACTCAGATAATTGATGCACTTACTATAAGGGTAAAGAGAGGGGCAGCTCTTGCGGGTGGCTCCTTCTTTATTTTAGATGATCCTTATGATTGGGCATTAGATGCCGGAGTTGTAGGCTACTCAAGAATAGATATCTTATATGTTGTCCTGTATAAGGATCCGGATACAGATATTGAGAGTTGCGATTTTGATTACCAGGCAGGTGATCTTTATCCCAATGGAACAACAGGACAGGTCCCGGCGCCTCCAAGTGGAACAAATATCGTTGCAACATATCCGCTATTCAGAATGAATATGACTGATGGTGCTATACAGAATGTAATTAGTTATGCGGAGAATTATATTTCCAATAGTTCTCTTTCAACTGAAATAGCTCAAATGAAAGTAACTTTTCAGGCTGGTGTTGATACGATTTATAACGCTATTAGAAATAATGGTGTTACCCCGTCAGCTTCAACACCTGCTGCATGTGCGACGGGGATCAATAACATCAGAAGTGGTGGAAATGCAACCGCTGCCCAGATATTGAAGAACAAAACAGCATATAGTGGAAAGTCATTGATTACTGGACAGATGGAAAATAGAGGCGCATGGACAGGATCCGGAACACCATCTGGAAATAACAGTGTTAATATTATTATTCCGGCTGGATTTCATAATGGTTCTGGATATGTAACCTGTAATGGTGGTACGGCGTATTATGCTGGAAGAAATCAAGGAAGAGCGGATAAAAATAACCAACTGCCTATTTATATAACTGTCCACATGATTAATGGTGTTTCTTATGTAAGTCTTATGGGCTCAGATGGAAAATGGTTTAATGGTGGAAATCCGATATTGGAAGGGGCAGGCAATACTTGGGTAGCAGGTAAGGCTTCATATAACGGTGGTTTTACTGAAACATAATAAAGGAGAGACTATGATAGATTTGATCACAGGCCATCAGGGCATGGCACATATAACGGCAGAACAAATATCTGACATCAATAATGCAATGATGGACGGTTATGGTGTTGATAAGGTAATGAGGCTTGATGGTGGAGATATAACACTTGATGGTCTCTCTTTAGTTATAGAAGTTGGATATTGGCGTGTTAATGGATTTGATATGGAGATTAAGGAAGAGGAGACCCTTTACTTTGATCCGACTGTTGCAGGTGTATCCAGGATAGATGATGTTTATGTGGAAATCCTTCAGGACATAACAGATGGATATCAGAGAGCAGTTCTTGTTATTGTTCAGGGTGAGCCGGATGTTTCTCCGGTGGCTCCTGATGAACCGACTACTCCGGAACTTAACACTGATATATTGCTTCAGATCGTTCATGTTGCCCGTTGCACAATATCTTCCGGAGCCATGACAGTAAGTGATAAGACTATCGTGTACAAATACGTTAGTCCAGAGGACCTTACAAGCATAACCATAAAAGGCTCAACGAATAACACCGGATCCACAATCACTAGTGGAACTTACTTCTACCTTAATGGGGATCTGGTAAAAGCGAAAACAAGTATTGCTAATGGGGCAACACTTACCCTGAATACAAACTATGAGATTCCAACTGCAGGTGCACTTAATGCGTTAAATTCCGCTTTAAATGACGTAGGAAAATGTGAAACCATCCTCAATGGTACTTTTACTACAACTGAAAATCACAATATTTCCTTGTCGAACTATCGAGAAATTGTGATTGAAGCAGTTGCACTTGGTAATTACTTCGTCTTGAGATTACCAGTAGATATCTTGATAGAAGTACAACGAGTTTATTGGCTACCTTCGCTCTACATAAATTCTTCAACAAGTGCAGCAATATCATTTGCAATATCTGAAACAAAAATAAAACTATCAAGTTTCTATGAGAATGGAGTATCTAAGTCTAGTATTAGTGCAGTTTTGTATGGAGTAAAATAGCTACTTAAATGGCATACTTAATATCTATCATTACCTGACGTGAAGCAGAAGAACCACCCTGATAGATGTTTCCTGAACTGTCTATTGCTGCATTTCCAAATGCAACAGCACTGGATGAAGTTATGGATTCAGCTACACCTCTTACTGTAGTTGATGGTCTGTATCCAGCAGTCATAGTGAATAAAGCTGTTGAGGTAGATATATCAGAGGTATGTGAAACATATCCTCTTACACTTACAGTTTTAGATGCTTTATCATAACAAACATAAGCCGTTCCACTTCCGACTTTAGCCGTAAGTGTAAAAGTTTCGGCAGTTAAAGCGGAATTTAGCGAAGTAATTCTAAACAAAATTTTATACATTATGTTAACCAGAGCATCCTATTTCCAGGGTGCTCTTTTTATATGAAGAGGAGGAAAAATAAATGAAATATGGAATCGTGAAAGTTATTAACGGTAACTACTCTATCCATTCTGAAGGTATCACAGATCTTAAGAATGCTAAGGTACAATTCCACGGTCTCTGCCAGACGCTCTGGAACGCTCCTGATGTAATCACCGCTGAGGTAAAGATCATGGATGAGAATCTTGATTGTGTAGAGGGCTATCAGGAGTTTATTACTCATCCTATAGTAGCAAATGATACTGAGGAAACTGAGGAGTAATCATGTTTGAGTGGAGGCAGTTATGTCTAAAACATATATCTGTAGTTTTTTGGGAGTTCTTGGAAGTATTATTGCCGGATTCTTTGGCGGTTGGGATGCTGGAATGGTAACGCTGATCACGTTCATGTGCATTGATTACGTGAGCGGGGTTATTGTTGCCGGAGTCTTTAAGAAATCAAAGAAGTCCAAACAGGGGGCTTTATCCTCCAAAGTTGGTTGGATTGGTCTTTGTAAAAAGGTAATGACAATGCTTATTGTGGTAGTGGCATATAGACTAGATCTTCTTATTAACACTGATTATATCCGTGATGCAGTAGTTATAGGTTTTTGCGTTAATGAATTGATCAGCATTATTGAGAACGCTGGTCTTATGGGGATTCCACTTCCACACGTTTTATATGATGCGATAGAGGTATTGAAAGGAGAGAAGAATAATGGCTAGTGCAACTCAGATTGCAACATTCATTCAGCAGATTGCTCCGTTATGTCAAAGCGCATATAAGCTTCTTGGAAAGGTTAAACCGTCAGTGGCTATTGGTATGGCTTGTGTAGAGTCTGCCTATGGAACAGCCGGAAGTTGTAAGCATTATTCTTATTTTGGTCAGAAAGTCGGCTCCGGAAAGACAGCTACAAAGTATTGGGGCGGAAAATTTTTTACTTCCAGGACTCTTGAGGAGTATACCATTGGAAAGCATACCGCAATCAATGCTGCTTTTCGTGCTTATAGCAGTATGCAGGAGTGTGTACTGAATTATTATGAGCTCCTGAATACTTCCCTTTATTCCAGAGTAAAGGCAGAAGCTTCCTATAAGGACCAGATGCAACAGATAAAGTTATGTGGATACATGACAAGCTCCACTGAGGTTAATAGTGTCCTCAGGATCATAGAGAAGTATGATCTAACACAATATGATATAGTTAATGGGAATCCTTATAGAGAACCTGTTTCCAACATCAAAAAAGGAATGTGTGGAAATGCCATCAAATGGATTCAGTATCAGCTTAATCTGTTTGGCTATAAGCTAATAGTGGATGGTATCTTTGGAGAAAAGACTCATGAGTGTGTTGTGGACTTCCAAGGAAATCACCTGGATACTGATGGAAAGCCTCTTGTAATTGATGGAATTGTAGGCACAAAAACAAAAACGGCATTGAAGGAAAAGAGTTAAAACGATTTTCACACGAAATTTCACACGAAAAATCAGAGTATTAGTATTTGAACACGTTGAGGCGAAAAAACTCACGGGTCCGATTCCCGTTGCCAGCTCTGAAAGGTAAAGCCAGTAATTAAGCGAAGGATGTTCAAAAACCGCTTGATTACTGGCTTTTTTGTATGTATTAACTACATAATAAATTTATTTTTTACACTTCAAAATGTATAATTTACACTTCTGTTTTCACACGATTTTTCACACGAAATTATTTTGCTTCTCTTTTAGGTCCAAAATTCTCCTCAATATATGAATTAGCAATTCTTGAATATTTCTTACGTTCTGATGTCAGGGTATTATCATATACACGGTCAAGAACAGAGGATCCTTTTTTCCATCTTCCTGCTTCCTCAATATACTTCTTAGGAATTCCAGCATCTGATCTGAAGCTTGCTGCAAAGTGCCTGAGTGAATGGAAATTATATTTAAGTCCGGTTATCTTCTGGAGCTTGGCATATCTGTGTGATAACATGCACGGATTCAAGTCAAAGAGAAAACCATCCTTCTCAGGAAGGGAGTCAATGACGAATTTAGGAAGATCCACCGTGCCACATTGTCCATTCTTTGGAAATGGTTTATAAACCCACTTCTTATCATTGGCTACAATGTCTGCATGTACAAATACAGTGCACAGATCACGGGAAATGTCTTCCTGTTTCAGAGCACAGATCTCACCTCTTCTTAAACCTCCAAAGGCTGCCAGATAAAGGATTGGTTTAAAATCATCATCTGCTGCCTCAATAAGCATCTGTACATCTTCCAGATCCGGAGATGTGACTACCTTGGAAGTGTTCTGAGGATACCGGAGTCTAAACTTCTTATCACACTCAGCATAATCAAGGGATGAAAGAAGAAAACTGATGCGGTTTTTGATGGTCTTAGCCTTCACAGATATGCTCCAGTCGCTAATGAGCCTCTGTATATGAGATGATTCCAAATCAGATATATAAATGTCCTTAACTGAATCAAATAGAGGTAAATAGCGCCTATAATCAGTTAGAGTGGAAGGACTGAGTACTTTGGAGCGATCATTAATATAATCTTCCATGGCCTGCTGTATTGTCTTTCCTTCTGTTTTCTCTGCCTGGATACTGAGCTGCCATTCCCTGGCTAATAATTCAGATTGTGCTTTTGCTTTTTGAGCTGCTATTCTTGGATTTCCACCAAATTCCTCAGGACTGACAGTAAAGGACTTTACTACAGATTTACCGTTTATCTTTTTACATGCCTGTGTTCGGTATGCTCCACTTGGTAGCTTCTTTGCTGTTGCCATAATAAAACCTCAATAGAAATTAAATGGTTTCTTGGAAAAATCATATAATGCCTGTGCAGCTCCGCTGTCATACATAAATCTGACATCATAATTAACCTTGCTGATGATCCATTTACCTTTTTGTTTCTTATACTTAATCTTTAATTCATAGGTATCCTGCTCTTTTTTCCACCGATTAGTTGAGGCTGTGAGATTCTTAGTGATGTCAGCCTCAAGGCGTTTGGTATTTATAACGCCTTTTTGATGGAGTTCTCTTCTGAAGCATTCAGAAAAGATGGCATAACAATCCACCGTTCTATAATCAAGATATACATTAGCGGTGGATCCATTGACTTTGATTTTGGTAATCTTAGCCTTATCATGTTGCTTGATCTTCCGGATCTGGTCGTTCCAGGTAGCAAACTTTATGTAATAGAACTTATTCTTGTTGGAAACCATATCTATATATTTCATGGCTTCATTGCGGTTATACGTCCTACAGACCTTAATAAACTTCTTAGCCTCTGCTTTTACCTGAGCATTGGGAGAAGCTGCTTGTGCAGTCTGAGAGAATAGCATTAGTACAAAGACTAAAGTTAATAGTACGGATAAGATCTTTTTTAAGGCTCTCATAAGATACCTCCTTAACTATCAATCATCATCAATGTTTTCACGCTCATAAAGCTTTTGTGTTTCCTGTGCAATCTTGTCTTCAATATCCTTAACTTGTCTTAACAGTCTTTCTTTATCACTCTTAAGGAGTTCAATACGTGCCTGGTATTCTACCAATTGTTGTTGGAATGCCTGATATTCAGGATTGGATTCCCACCCAAATAATTGATTGGGTGTTACATTAAATATTTTGCAGAGTTTTTGGCAAGATTCCACATCAGGAGCGTTTTCTCCACGTTCCCAGTTTGATATTACACTTTTGGATTTTCCCAAAGAATCAGCTAATTCTTGCTGTTTGATATTTCTGAAAATTCTGAAATTCTTAATATTTTCTCCTATTCTCATTTTCCCTCAACCTCCTATATACCAATTTAGCATTAATAAACTGTAGTTACAAATAATTTTTAAATAGTTCAGAAATTCTGATTGACAATTCAGATAAACAAAACTATTATAATAAAAGATAAGCACAACAAAACACAAAATATGGAGGTGATTATTAGTGAACGTACAAGAACGTGTGGCTGAGTATGTTCAGAATAACGGAATCATGCAAAAGTTCATAGCAGAGAAAACTGGACTATCTGCTGTGAAGGTTTCAAATATTCTGAACCTAAATCAGAAAATGACAGCAGATGAACTGGAATTATTCTGTAAAGCGCTACGGAAAGAGCCTAATGACTTCATATCAATTGATTGAGAGGTGATGTTATGAATCCACAGGCATTCCAGGGAACAGTGATGAAGTACATGATCCTCAGGCATATCAGAACAAAGGAACAGCTCCGGAGTCATACCACTATTGGAAGCAATAAGACATTCTTACGTTATTGGGTTAATCCGGATCTGATGCCTATCGAGAACTTTGAGCAGATCATGAAAGCATTAAACGTTCCACTGGAAGAACAATTTAATCTTTTTAAGGGAGGGGGAATATGAAAAGAGCGTTAATTGTAGCATTGGGGCTTTTTTTATGCACTTCTTTAACTGTTAAAGCTGAAAATAGCGGATTAGTTAAGAAGAGATGTACCTGCTATATAGAGCCTGGTATTACAGCCTCAGGAATGTACACCCGTGATGGAATTGTGGCAGGAAGACGGCAAGATCTTTATAAAGTAGCTGCAATTTATCGGTGTGATACGGATGACCAGGTTGGTGAATTTATCGGTTATTTTGAGTTCAGAGATACTGGAGCCGGGATTGACACTGACGGAGACGGCCGTGGAGATTCCATCAAGAAGGGACTTTCAATAGATATCTATAAGCCTTCTTTGGAAGAAGCCAAGGACTGGATAGCAGAATATGGAGACTATTGTTATGTACTGTATATCGAGGCTGAAGGGTAACAAAAAAAGAACTAACGAAAGCTGGGGAGCTCATAAAGTCAGTTCTTTTTCAATGAATTAATTGGAGTTATTGTCCGTGTTTATTATAGCACAGAAAGGGAAATGATGGATAAAAATATCTGTTTTGATAAGTATGCATTAGCCTGTGCACTGTTGGAGTTTGTTGTTCAGGATGCAGAGGAAGAGTTGAAGAGTGAGATATCTATATCAACACTCAAGAGAATACTAAAAGTAGCGGAGGAAAACTGATGAGCACATTATATGAACTTAATAATGAATTGATGATGCTGTTGATCATGGCAGAGGATCCGGAGACGGATGCAGAAGCTCTTATGGGATCAATGGAAGCTGTTATGGGTGAAGTTGAGATTAAGGCAGATGGCTATGCCAAAGTAATTAAGCAGCTTGAAGCTGATATGGAAGCAATTAAGACAGAGAAGGATAGACTGATCAAGAGATCCAAGGCGATTGAAAACAATATCATCAGAATGAAGCAGGTCCTTCAGACTTCCATGGAACTGGCAGATAAGCCTAAATTCAAGACTGAGCTGTTTAGCTTCAACATTCAGAATAACCCTGCATCAGTAGTTATTGATACAGATGATGTTTTCAGTATTCCTGAGGACTATCTGACATACAAGGATCCGGAGCCAAACAAAAAGGCAATTAAGGAAGCTATTCAGAATGGTGAGACTTTCAATTTTGCCCACCTGGAGCAGTCCAAGAGCTTAAGGATCAGATGAGGAGGGAACATGAGTAATGTAATTGGAGATATGGGAGAGAGTGGATCTGGTAAGACTACCGGGCTCCGTAACCTTCCACCAGATGAAACATTCTATTGTGACTGTGACAAAAAAGGTCTCAATTGGATGGGCTGGCGTGAGCAGTATAACACTGATAAAAAGAACTATCTTGCATCAGACAGCTTCTCAATAGTTTCAATGATGATGGACAGAGTAAACACAGAGGAGCAGTTCAAGCATATTAAGTACTTTGTTATCGATACCTTGAATGGGCTGATGGTTGCGGAAGAGATGAAGATCCTTGCTATGCAGTCAGGAGACAAGAGATCCGCGTGGAGTGACCTTGCTCAGAATGGATGGGCTATCATCAACAAAGCCCTCACACTCAGAGATGATCTTACAGTTATTATCCTGTGCCATTCAGAAACAATAAGTGATGATAACGGCATTATTAGAACAAGGATCAAGACCAATGGAAGGAAGCTTGAGAAGCTTGTGTTGGAATCCAAAATGACTACTGTTGTGTGGTCAGTGAGACAGGATGGCAAATACAAGTACATCCTCAGTGCTGATGGGGCTACATGTAAAGTTCCCCTGGGAGCCTTTGAGGAGAACGAAATAGATAATGACATTATGCTTGTTATTAAAGCTCTGGAGGATTACTGATGCAACAGTTAATTGATGTGCTAACCGATATTGCTGAAAACCTCAGAAGGATAGCTTTTGAGATTGAAGCTTTAAGAAATGTAACTGTAAACAATGAGAAGGAGGAATTAAACGATGAAACAGTTTAAGGGATTTGAAAGGAACGAACAGATTGAATGGGAAACTCTTCCAAAGGGTGCCTATGTGATCAAGTTCCTGGATGTTAAGGAAGAGGCTAACAAGAACAATGAAGGTAGCCACTTAAAGATTGCTTTTGATATTGCTGAGGGTGAGTATGCCGGATTCTATAAAAAGGCATTTGATGCTAATACAAAAGAGGACAAGAAGCGGGCTAATGATGCAGTTCTTTACATCACATCACCGGAAGACAACTCAGAGCAGTGGGTTATTGATAACTTCAATAAATTCATGACTGCTGTTGAGGATTCCAATGAGGGCTATCACTGGGGATGGGATGAGAGCACTCTCAAGAATAAGCTTGTTGGAGCTAAGTTCTGTAATGAACAGTCTGAGTATGATGGCAAAGTTTATGACCACATGAAAGCTAAGTGGTTTGTAGCAGCTCAGAAGGTCCGTGATGGTAAGTATGGGAAGCTTCCTAACGACAAGCTGATCAGTAACAAGAGCCTATCAGATTTCGTTAATGTTCCGGAGAATGTTTCTGATGAGGAGATTCCCTTTTGACACATTTTGAGGAAATGCAGATCCTCAACTCTATGGAAATACTTGTTGATACCAGAGAACAGAGCACACCCAAAGCATTACAGAGATACAACAGCTTTGGGGTGCCCTACTCCAGGACAACTTTAGCTTATGGGGATTATACAGCTAACTTTGTTTTGTTGGATGGGAGCAGGCTGTACGACATTTCCAAGACAGTCAATCCACTATGCGTTATTGAAAGAAAAATGAATCTTGATGAGCTGGCTCAGTGTTTTACTCATTCGCGTGATCGTTTTGAGAGGGAGTTTCTGAGAGCTGTTAATAATGGGTGCTTTATCCACCTGATCTGTGAGGACGGAAGTTATGAACGGATAGAAGGACATAAATACAGTTCTAAGTTTCCACCTAAAGCATTCCTGGCAAGCATAACAGCATGGCAGCGTAGATATAATATTCACTTCCATTTCTGCTCATCTTTGGAATCAGGACATCTGATAAAGGAATTTCTATATAGGGATATGAAAGAACGAATTGAGAGGGGTGAGTTTGACATTGGAACGTGAATCTATACTCATGTACCGAAGCACATGGGAAATGCTGAGGGAAATTAAAAACGAGAATAAAGACAATTACGAATTGGCTATGAATATGTATCTTGATTATGCCTTTGATGGAGAGGAGCCGGAGCTGGATGAGGTTCCACTCATTATCAGATTGTTTTGGAAAGCAGCAAAGCCTTTGATTGATGCAAATAACAAAAACTACATAAACGGGTGTAAGGGTGGAGCTCCTGAAGGGAATCAGAATGCAAAAAAACAACCCAAAAACAACCGAAAAACAACCGAGAAACAACCCAAAACAACCCAAAAACAAGGCAATGTAAATGATAATGTTAATGTTAATGCCAATGGTAATGCAAATGTTAATGACAATGCCAATGTTAATGAGAATGTAAATGTAAATGTAAATATTAATAAGGAAAAGTGCCCTTATGTTGATGATGAAGGAATCATAACAGACTGGGATAAGTTCCAGGAATGGAAATCAAAACATCCTGATTGGAAGGGAGATGATGATTGATGTATAAGTTCAATCGAGATGATGCCAGACGCTTTGCTTCTGAACAGGGAATTAGGACAAAGGTTGTTGGAAATGAGCTCCGCTTCAATCAGTGTCCTTACTGTAAGGGTACGACTAAGGATAAAGACACATTTGCAATCAATCTTGATACGGGCATGTTCAAGTGCATGAGATCTTCCTGTGGAGCTCATGGAAACATGATTACGCTGCATAAGGATTTTGGATTCAGTTTAGGATCCGAGGCGAATGAGTATTACGACAGGACCAGATTATTCAGAACATTCCCCAAAAAAGAAAAGCCAGTACCAAAGCCGGAGGCTCTTAAGTACATGGCTAATCGTGGGATAAGTGAATTGATCTGCAACAAGTATAACATAACGGTTAAAAAAGACGATGAAAGCATACTTGTTTTTCCATTCTATGATGAGGCGGATAACCTGACTTTCATTAAGTACAGAAAAACCGATTTTAATCCGGAGAAGGACAAAAACAAAGAATGGTGTGTTAAGGATACAAAGCCCATTCTCTTTGGAATGAGTCAGTGCAATCTAGAGAACAAGACTCTCATCATGACAGAAGGGCAGATAGACAGTCTGAGTGTGGTGGAAGCTGGATATGAGAATGCGGTATCTGTTCCAACAGGTAAGAACGGCTTTTCATGGATTCCATATTGTTGGGACTGGTTACAGCAGTTTGAGACTCTGATCATCTTTGGAGACAAGGAAGGTGATAGTATCACTCTTCTTGATGAAATGGGCAGCAGGTTTCACGGCCTTGTTAAACATGTCAGATTGGAAGATTACAAGGACTGCAAAGATGCAAATGACATCCTCAGAAAGTATGGAGCAGAACAGATCCGAGCGTGTATAGACAATGCAACACCTTTGGAAGTTAAAGAGATTAAGGACATCTTGGAAGTTAAGAAAGTCAATCTTAACGACCTGGAGAAGTTCAACACCGGGCTTCATAGTCTAAACAGAGTTCTTGGGGGCTTTTACATGGGACAGGTGATCCTTCTTACTGGAGAGCGTGGAAAGGGTAAGAGTACTCTTGCTTCTCAGTTTGGAACTATGGCTGTAAAAGCAGGGTATAACACATTCTTTTACAGTGGCGAGCTGATGGATTGGTATTTCCGAAACTGGATTGATGCTCAGATAGCTGGGGATAAGTATATCAATAAGATCAGAAACCCATACGGCAATTTTGATTATTCAGTTGATGGAAACGTATATCCAAGTATTGAGAAGTGGTACGGCGGAAGAATCAAGATATACGACAACAATATCATCAGAGAAGATGAGCATGAAGATCTTATTGATACTATTCAAAAAGCTATAACACGGTATTCCTGTAGGGTGATTTTCATTGATAACCTCATGACTGCCATGGAAGATGATGTATCAGCAGATTTGTATAGGCAGCAGACTTCTTTTGTAAGAAAACTGTCTAACATTGCAAAGCAGCTTAATGTGATCATTTTTCTTATTGCACATCCTAAGAAGAATCAGACTGGAAAGTTTCATTTTACCAATGATGACATTCTTGGAAGCTCCAATATTACAAACCTGGTGGATGTAGTTCTCCGATATGATGAGCCAGTTAGGAAAGCTGAAGAGGGTGAAGAACGTCCTGAAAGATTGCTTCAGGTATTCAAGAACAGACTTACAGGAAGATTAAGCACTGATGGAATAGGTCTTTATTATCAGGAGTCTTCCAGAAGGATATCTGAAGACCGTCATACATTTGATTGGGAGCTTGGATGGGAAGATGATTTCTTTGCTCCGGCATCAGCTTTTGGAGAGCAGGAGGTTCCGTTTTGATAAAAATGACATTCAATCAAAGAAATGATTATGTGGAAGATGTGCTGAAACAGTTTAAGGCTCTGCATGACAGATATACCAGTGAGAACAAACAACTAACTGACTCTGAGTGGAAATCCTATATAGATTCCATGGATGCTATAGCCGGAATGTATAAGGATTCCAACTTAGAGGACTTTGTTGGAAAGCTTTGTATGGTGTTCCTGGATGATACAGAGATGATGCAGAAAAAATTAAGGGAAATTAACAATGATAATTAAAACTATTTTTTTAGCCATTGCTGTAGTAGTAGCCATCAAGATAGTGATGGATGACTTTGGGAGGTTTTAATGTGATGAAGAATACATTGTGATACTCTCCGTGATCCAACAGGTAAGGACAGCTCAACTGGAAGACTTTATACATCGCAAGCAGTAATGAACGGTTATAAGTTTTAGGAGGAAACAAATGAGGAAACATATATATATCGAAGGGTTCCAGGAAAGGCTTGACGAAGCATGTAAAAAAACAGGACTCAGTAAAGCTGAGATAGCAAGAAGAGCAGGCTTTGACAGAAAAACGCTTTATCCTCTGAGCAATCAAATGATGGGAAGCGCATATATAGCAAAGTTCTGTGCAGCAACCGGAACCGATGCTAATTGGTTATTAGGAGTAAAGCGATGACAAATACAGAAAAGATAGACGAGATCAAGTTAAAAATGTGTAATAACTACTGCAAGTATTTGGATAAGGCAAACAGAGTTAAGATCACCTGCCTGGATGATATCGATAAGATTTCAGACATGATGCATGACATCTGTAATGATTGCCTGCTTAATAAGCTGTGAGGTGATAAGCATGTTTGACATAGGTGATATGCGTAAATGTTGTGAGTGTGAAAATGCAAAACCGAAAGAGTCTTTTCATGATGAGAACGGGAACATCCATCAGCTTTGGTTTTGCGGTAAACATAAGCAATTCATTACTGAACTCACGTTAGTTCAAAGCACTTGTAAGGGTAAAGATTACAAAAAAGGTGAAAAGGTATGGAAGGCCAGATGAGCATATTTGATTTCATTAAACCGGAGTGCAGCTTCTCAGGACATACCTGCAACAAGCAGGAGCTGTGGAAGGTAGCTGACACTTTGGATGAGCTCCAGTGCCCTCATGTGTGTTGCCGGTTCTGTAATACAAAGAATTGTGGAGCAAGGTGCAACGGATCGGAAGAACCCAAGCCCTTCAAGAATGAGCCAGAGGATCCCAAAGAGATAACAGATGATTACATCAAAGAGAATCCTACATGCTTTTATGTGTATGGTCATTATCTGGACAAGGCAGCAGGTTGGCATAAGGTTCCTGAAGAGCTTCCAACATTCAATACATGGCAATTGATAGATGTGGTCCTGTTTGGTAAAAAGACCGGGACCGCCTGGATGGAACATGAGAAATGGGAAGCTCAATACTGGGCTTTCAGGAGTATCGATGACAGACGGAACACAGAATCAACGGAAGTGTTGGCATGGAAATTATCGGAGGTGGAATGATGTTAACTGATAAAGAATTAGTAGAAGCTCTTATTGTGAACCTGAAAGACTGGGATTGGGATATCAATTCTAAGTTCGACATAGACCAGAAGACAGGAGCAGCTTTGATTGATATTTACACCCGGATGAAAGCTGAAATCAATGAGGTAAAGCATGAGTAATATTAGAGATTTGTTTTTTGATTTTGATTGTGCACTTAGGGATAACGCAGAAACAGATATAGAGGCCTTGAAGCTTTTGTTTGAACAGTTAAAGCGTGAATACCCGCTTGCATACATCGATGAGGCATACAACGAAGTAATTAGATGTGAGCTATATGGGAGGTAACAACAATGACATGCGATAAAGACTGTCTTAATTGCAAACTGCCACTTTGCAAGCACGATCTTGAAACAGGCAGAAGTAACAGGATTATCAAAGGTAACATAATAGGATTTGGAGATAGATTAGAGGAGATGCTAACAAAACGTCATATGAAACAGACAGAACTAGCAGATAAGACACAAATAAGCAGACCCACTATATGTGGATATGTTAAAGGCAGTAGAAGCCCAAGGGCAGAGCATGTTGTAGTTATCTGTGAAGTGTTGAATTGTAGTTCTGATTGGTTGCTGGGATTAGAAAGATAATAAAAATTGCTTGAATAGGTAATATAAATGCTTATTTGGAGATTTTTTCGCAAAATTGGCATTTATAATTAAAGATTTTGAGATTTTAATTTAAGATTTCAAGTTTATTTAAGATTCTTTTTAAGTTTTTAGTTTCTGATTTTAGATGTTTAAGGAACTAAAAATGGACATACTACAAAGGATATGATTGTCCTTTGATAGAGATTAAGGAGAATGAGAATGAGAATGAGTGAAGAGGATATTTTCGGAACACCTATGAAAGTAAGAGAAGCAATAGCACTTTTAGCTTATGGCGCAGAGTATGAAATCAAAGGTGCTTATAGCGGAAAGATATATCACAGGTCATGGAATAATAAAAAAGACCATATTGAGCAATTCTATGATGAAACTGTAACGGACAGCCCTTTTTATTCAGCAATACGCGTAAACAGTGCTAGAGGGATAGGAGAGTGGGCTAGTCCTATTATTGGGATATGGATGCACGATTATCAGATGTGTAAGGAGAATGAGGATGCCTAAGAACGAAGAACAGTATGTAATAACAGAATGGGGATGCCTTGGTAGCACTCTTAAGGAATACGGTATAGACGTATCACATATTACAGGCAGAGTCGGAAAACATATTGTAGATGATTTCATGGATGCAATGTGTAAGGCTGGGTATGTGGTAAAGAGGGAGAACGATCATGAGTGATAGAAAAAAAGCAATAGAAACTCTTAAACAGTTACGGCTTGATTACGAGGAGTTTTATGAAGAACACAACAACGAAGTAACACAAGCCTATGACATGGCAATCGCCAGTCTTGAAACAGATGAAGCATATCAGCTTGAATATGAAAAAACTACAAAGCCTACAATAGAGGAATTTATAGAATATGCTCAAAAAGAATTTGGAGTAATAATAAAGGCTGAAAAATCTGATAATCCTGACACATATGAGAAATTGTTTGGAACTACTAAGAAAGATTTAGGAGTTGACTGTATAAGCAGAAAAGCATTGCTTAATGCAACAGTTAAGAAAAACAGTATTTGGAATCATATAACAAATTCAGATGGTGATAATCTTGAAGCCATTGTATCTAAATTACCCTCAGTGACACCAATAAGACCTAAAGGGCATTGGATAAGTCACGGAAAACATTGTGAAAATTTAGGAGTAATACCAAGTGGTTTAGGTGCTTATGAATGGTGTTCTAATTGCGATTGCGGTATTGATGTTAGGGAGTGGCATAGGAATCATTACAATTATTGTCCTAATTGTGGAAGTGACAATAGAGAGGTAGAAGAATGACAAACGGAGAAGCGAAAGAATTTATTGCGCAATCAGTAAAAAGTGATGTTGATATGGCATTGATAGCAGATGCAATAAAAGCCCTAGAGCAAGAGCCAACTACTAAGAATGATTTAGGTGTTGGTCTTATATCAAAAGAACAGACAATAGACCGAGTGCTGACATATTTTAACCACATAGATAAGGGAAATGATGATGAGTGGGCAAAAGGATATGAAGCAGGAGAAGAAGATGCTATTGCGGTAATAGAGAGTATGCCCTCAGTAACACCACAAGAGCCTCAATCATTTAAGTGGTGTACCGATTGCAAGGAATATGACCAAGAAAAGCACTGTTGCCACAGATATAGCAAGGTTATTAGAGATACTGTTGAAGAAATGAAGCAAGAGCCATTCATCAATAAGCCCTGTATATCTAGAGGAGTATGTGAACATATTAAGCAGAATGTATTAGACAAGCTAAGAGCCGAGATGCTTGAAGAAATGCTATCCCATAGCGGCACAGGCGAAGAGGTGATACAAGCCTATGCTGATGGACTTAAAAAAGGATTAGAGTTTATCGACAAGTACAAGGCAGAAATTGAGCCACAGGAAAGTGAGGAGCAGACAGATGAATCATGATTATTCACATTGTTTAGATTACAACAAAGATTGTCCTAGAGAATGTTTTAGAGGACAACTTGTGAGGGATTTAAACAAACATCCAATGCTAAAGAATATATCATTTGCTTCATTTAAAGGAACTGATGAATGTGAGTTAAAGGAGCAGACAGATGGGAATGACGATTGATGATACCATAAATGCTTTTCAATATTTTCAAAACCATCCAACAACAGACGATAAGGAAGTTATAAAGTCGGGGCAAGAACTATTTGAAACCGCAATAGATACCATGCGCAAGTATCAGAAGATACAGGAAATACTAAAAGACATCCCTTATGGCGGTGAAGCTACTGTAAGGAGAATACAAGAGGTGGTAGAAGATGGGAAGATTGATTAAAGGAAAATCTTTTTATAAGAAACCTTGGTATGGTTCTTATCACTCAATGATGGATAGATGTTATAGAGAAAAGAGTTGCAATTACAACAGATATGGTGCTAGAGGAATAAGAGTATGCGAAGAATGGCACAATATAGAGAACTTTGAGAAGTGGGTTGAAGAAAATCCGTATTTTGAGGGAGCAACATTAGACCGCATAAATGTTGATGGTAATTATGAACCCAGTAATTGCAGATGGGTAACGATGAAAGAACAATGTAACAATCGTTCAAATACTCTTTACATAACTTATAACGGAGAAACACATACCATTTCTGAATGGGCTGAAATAACAGGCATAAATAGGAGTACATTAAATAATCGTTATTATAAAGGATGGTCGATAGAAAGCATGTTGACATTAACATCATGTCAAGGAAATCAATACACAAGCAAAGCACAAAGGAGATAGACATATGAGGTTAATAGATGCGGATGAATTGATAAAAGATGACGAGGTTAATTTGTGGGTATCTAATGATGCGGTGAGAACAGGAAAAACGCTAAAGATGTTTTCTGAATTGTTTATCAAAAAGATTAACGAACAGCCAACAGTAGAAGCAATCCCAAAAGCCGACTACAAAAACCGCTTAAAGGCTGAGCGTGAAAAGATTGCAGAAGATGTTGCTGATAAGATGAATTACATGGGTTCTTGTCTTAACGAGAAAAATATTATTCTTGGAGTCATAACAGGTAAAAGAGAAATACTTGATAGTTTATGCTCTACTTGTAAATCAGAAAGTTGTGTATCTAACGGTACTGCAATTTCTAAAGCTGATTACGAAGCAAGATTAAAGGCTGATATGGTGGCTATGCTGGAAGAACTAAAAGAGCAATTAAGAGAAATGCACGAGGATTTCTTTGAAACAGAACACTTTGACGAGGCATATGGGGTATCTGATTCAATGGATGTTATCCAACAGAAAATTGATTCGCTGAAAGGTGGGGAAGATGGCAAAGCGTGAAATCTACATCAAAAACTACAGCTTTTATGATGATTTTCCTGACAATGTACCTGTCCCAGGGAAGCCATACATTACATGCTATATGGGAGACTTCTGTGTTCGGAAGCCTCTTGTGAGAAACAGCATAGCAATTCTGTTGGAACCGCGTTCAATTGAGCCTAAGGGTTATGAGTTCATAGAACAT